GATAGGGCTCAGCAAATTCTCGGGTCCTCCTTTCTGGGGACAACTGGTGCGACATTGGGACAATGGGAAACACATCTGACAACCGTGACTCGGGAACTTCTGCCACTGAACAACTTGCCAAAAGCGAGCGTTCAGTTTAAGAAGCTTTCTGAGATAAACCCACTTCAGGCCAGTAACGTTTTGGCCCTCGTGACGGTTAAACTCAAGAAAGCCCGGTCATCCCTCAAACTCCTTAGAATTTGAAAGGCAAACCCCATGCCATTTAGCTTGGGTACAGTGACTGGCTCTGCTGTCACTGGTCTCACGTCGCCCACTTACACATTCACGGCTGATGTTTCGCCGTCTTCGAATGGTAAGCAGTTCGCGTGTACCACCCTCGGTGGGACACAGACTGGCGTACGTACACATTCAATGAGCAGCCCGTTCTCGTTCACCTGGTTCCGAGACCCAGCGCCTAAAGCGCTCGGGGCCCTCGACCAGAATGGACAGTTACGCTCAGTCCCGATGAACAAACATCGGCTGATCGGACGGGTAGGACTACTGCCGTTGGCAGGGCAAGCGTACAAGACCGGCCTCATCCGACTGGAGATGGATATTCCAGCGGGTGCGGAGTTGGCTGACGTTGCCCAGTTGAAGGCAGTGTTCTCATGCTTGGGTGGAGTTCTCAACCAGTACGCTGACGCGCATTACAGTAGCGTCAGTACCGGCGTCATTTGACGTCGGGAGACGGTTGAGGTACTAATTCCACCCCCAGTTGGAACTAAAATCACTGGGAGAAGCAATGTTTCCGTACGAAGAGTTGCGACGAGCTCTCCAGAAAGACTTGGAGGTGGATCCGGACTATGTTATCCGTGATGGATATACAAGCCCGGTCATGGTGGCAAAGATCGCCTTAGTCAATTCCTTGCTCAAAAAGCGAGAGGATTGGCCTGAGGCGGAAATAGCCAAACAGAAGGCCGCAGCACTTACCTTGTTCTTACAAAGCGACAGGGCGTGTGCTGAATGGTCTCACCATGCATCCACTAGGGAGGACGAACGCTTTGACGAGATGCTGAAAAGCTACTTGTTTAAGATGTTTGAGCCGACCAACGGACAGACTCTACCATTCGGGCTTCCTGAACTCCGGGAGCACATGATGGTTGGGCCTGGAGCTGCTAGAGGGGCAAATGCAGACAACTTCTACACGAAGGTGTTTGCATCTCCTTTATCGGCGACCTCCTCGTATTTGATCACGTTGTACCGTGCTGCTGTCTCTGAGATCCCGTGGTGGGGCGAAGCGGAATTTATCCGCTCTACCGCGTACGGTTTCGAGATAGTGAACGGGAGCTCTTACTTCAGTGTTCCAAAGAAAGAGGTAATCCAACGTAGTTGCGCGACGGAGCCGAACATCAACATGATGTTTCAAAAGGCTCTTGGCACCTGGATGAGTCAGAGGATGCTTGCCGTAACTGGCATCGACCTCGAAACTCAGCAAGACAAAAACAGGTGGCTAGCGTATAGAGGGTCCACTACTGGCCTTTATGGCACAATGGACTTAACTAGCGCGTCGGACCGCAATTCCAGGACAATGATCACCCATTTCTTCCCACGATCACTCGTGGGATGGATGGACCTGGTCAGAAGTCCCTCTGTTCTGTTACCCAACGGAACTGAGCACAAAATGGAAATGATGTCGTCTATGGGAAATGGTTTTACTTTCCCTTTACAGACGGCGTTGTTCGTTGGGGTGGTGGCTGTGTGTTACGAGCTCTTAGGCATTCATTTCAAACGCCTAAGTAGAGATCGGCCTGATGATTGGGCCGTAAATGGCGATGACATAATCGTGCGCCGTGAGGCGTATGATCTTGTAGCCCATCACCTGCAAAGGTTAGGGCACATCGTCAATCTCGATAAAAGCTACAACACCGGTTGCTTCCGCGAGTCATGCGGCTCTGATTGGTACGCCGGATATAATGTCCGGGGTGTCTACATCAAGAGCTTGCGCTCGCAGCCAGAAATCTACTCAGCCATTAATAGACTTGTCAAGTGGTCTGCGAAGTGGGACATCAACTTGGCACACACGTTGTCTTTCCTTCTGGGGCAGGTCGAATTTCTGACTGTCCCGTTTGACGAAGGAGATGACGCAGGTGTCAAAGTCCCATTCTCTAAACGAACCACAGGGGGAAAGAAGTGCCCCCGACAATCTAAGCGGATTTCGCGAGATTGGCAAGCGACACCTTACCGGTGCTGCGTGTCAAGACTCAAGAAAGCAGTCGTCAAAGTTCTCAGCAGTGATGCTGAAGAGACGCTGGCTACCCATTCAATTG